CTCGGTATCGTGGGGATTGAACTTAAGGAGCCGCTCAACTTCCCGCAGCTCCTTGGATATTTCTCGCGATGTCTTATTGACATCCTTCAGCGCCGCATCAAGTCCCGTGGTATCTGCGCCTATTTGGACTGTGATCCCCTTAATCGTAGCCAACCCGATCTCACCTGCCTTTACACACAAGACAGGCATGGCTCGCTACTTACTGTGCGGCTCGCTCTGTTCTCGGATTTTCACCTTTACGATTTTCTTGCATCGAGGGCACTTGATCTCCACTTCTGCCTTACCTCGAGCAACAAACAATTTCCAATCACACAAGGGGCACCTAACCTCTTTCACACGTTACGCACCCTCCTTACATCAAAAACTTGTCAATATCTTCTTGGGTGGCCTCACGAACCGGTTCATCCTGTGTCTGTTCTAACTCACTGAAATAAATATCGGTAAACTCCAAAAAGTCCCGAACACGGAAGAGGGCCAGTTCGTCAAAGGTCAAGCCCATTTTCTTCGCATTGACCAGCAAAAGTAGATCGATCCGACCCTCAAAAGGTTTATTTGCTTTTTTGGTTTTTCGGTGGGGCAGATTGTCCGGAACGAAAGAAGCCCTCCACCGCTTCATCAAACACGGCGAGTAGCCAATCGGGGTCATCAAGCCCTACCGAATCGAGTTCGCTCAACCACTGCTCAAAGTTCGGTCCTGCATCTTTCGGCGTAGCTGCTCTGTTCATCGCATAAGCAAACCTAAATATCGCCAACATGTCGAATTTTGAGAAGTCACCGTGTTGGATTGCCTCAAGGTCCTTCAGCTCGATAAAGTCGGCTATCAGGTCCCGGTCAAACTCTTGCTTATAATAAAGGAGGGCCAGCGGATTGGCCCTCAGTTGGATCTCTTTACCTCCGATATTAGTCGTACGCACTCCTTATCCCTCCTGTCCAGGGAACGTCACTTCATCGAACCAGCTGTCAAAGATAGTCGCGTTGATCTCATCACGCTCAATGACGCTCTTGACGATCTTCTTACCGTTGTAATCAATCGGCAGGATCGTGATATTCAGTGTCTCGGTGGCCGGAGTAGTCGTATCGGTGGTCGTAGCCGCGTTATCGGCAGGCCGGCTAGCGAGGCAGTTGTAATACACAAATCTGCGGTTACGCTCGTCGCCCAGCACCTGGCCAAGCAGTGCAAACTCCTTCGGCTGCCCGTCGGCAACCTCAACCAGCATACCCTTGTCATCAACTTCCCAGCCGAGCATCTCCGCCAGGATATCTTGCGGCACCAGCGCCATCTCAAGCGTGCCGCTGTACCCATTGTTGGTGAACCTGCTGTAGTACTTGAGATTGTCGGCATAAAATGCCGTCTCGCCACCTTCCGGATTCATAGTCAAATTGACCGCTCCCGGAATCGCCTGGGGGATTTCATACCCGTCGGCATCCTTGAACGCAATGTGGACTTGTTCAAGACCAAATTTCACTTTATTCGCCATCTCTCGTTAACCTCCTATCAATTGAATGTTGTACGCAGTAAGGAACATGTTCTCAGAATCAATAAAGCCTGGCGAGGACTTCCCGTAAGGGATCCGCTGGGCTTTGAGCCAATTCTCGACTTTTCTCTCAGTAGTCGGGTCTTTCAGCGCGGTATAGAGCTCCAATCGGTAGTTGCCTATGTCGAAGTAGTTGTGGTTATCCGCCATCAAATCGTCGCTTTCCGTATGCGTAATCAGCGTGTACGGTAGGGCTGGCGCTTGAAACCACTTGTGATAAATGCAGGGCAGCCCTATACTTTCCATGCCTGCCATGATATCCAAGTAAGTCACGGCTAACCACCCTTCTCAAGAATCTGCTCGATTTTCCTCTCCAGCTGCGGAATGTGACGTTCTTCAGCAGGCTTGATGTGCGGCCTACCCTCGACACGACCTCCACTACTCTTGGCATGGCCGTGTTCCAAGAGGTGAGTGAGCTGAGGTTTTTTCTTGTTGTAAACTATATATTTCCCTGTGCCCTCTTTCCTAGTTGTCCAACCTTTAGCGTACTCGCCGGTATCTTTTGGCGAGGTTTCGCGGAGATCAGCGGCCAGAGTCTGTGCGGTCTCCTTCACCGCTTCTTCGATAGCTGCCCCTACTTCTTCTGTGTACGTCCTCACAGCAAGGACTATTTCACCGGCCAGGTCATCTACTTTGATCACATCAGCC